GGATACTAGGCAGACGTGCTAGATTTGATTTTTGGTTGCCATCGTTTCACGACCAACCAGTCAAAACACTACACATAGCTAGAGGTAGATATCCTAAACAAGCACTCTTCAGAGCATTTACATCTAAAGCACTTAACAGACTTATACAAGGTAGTGCTGCAGACCAAGCTAAAAAAGCTATGGTAGATGCGTACGAAGCTGGGTTTGACATGCGTCTACCAGTTCACGACGAAATCAATGCTATGGTCTCATCAGAACAAGAATCAAACAAACTAAAACAAATAATGGAGGATGCAATACCGCTCAATGTCCCTGTCGTAGCAGACATAGACCTTGGACCAACATGGTGCTAATGCAAACAGAGTTCACAGTAACAGAAATATATAAAGTAACAGCTCAAACATTACGAGATGTTAGAATAGCCGTTGTAACTAACAACTACTCAGATGTAGTAATAGATACAGACGACAGAAAAATAATCATAGAACCCAATATGTAATGGAACATAAATCAATATTAGCAGAAGCAGCAGACATAGTAGGCAACAGTAGGCAAGATGACTATGGTGACCCTACTGAAGATTTTAGTAGAATATCCACCATATGGTCAGTATTATTAGAAAATAAACTACAAACAGAGTTGACACCTGGTGACGTAGCAGTAATGATGATCGCTCTTAAATTATCCAGAGCAACAAATAAACATAAAAGAGATAATTGGGTAGACATAGCAGGTTACGCACAATGCGGTGACATGTGTACAAATAAACAATATGAGTAAAGACAATATAATTCCAGTAGGAGAAATAGAAATACAACCACGAGACATCAATATGAGTGAGCTAACACAACTAGCTGACGAACTTGATACTATCGATGCAAAAGTTAACGAAACAGAAATGGAACTATCCGTTCTAAAATCAGCACGCAAAACTATATCAGAAGAATCACTTCCTATACTAATGGAGCAAGCTGGTGTTAACACAGTCAAACTTACTAACGGTAGAAAAATAGAAGTTAAAGACTTTGTAGACGCTAGGATTAAAAATCCAGACGTTGCATTTAACTGGTTACGAGATACTAATAATGATTCTATTATTAAAAATCAAATAACTATTACACTTGGCAAGAACGAAGACGTACGAGCACAAGCAATTATAAACACTTTAAAAGATAGTCACGATATAGATGCCGATGTTAAAATCGGTGTACACAACATGACACTTAAATCTTTCTGTAGAGACGCTTTGGACAATCCGGAGCTTGCAGAATCATTACCTCGTGAAGCATTCGGTATCTACGAAGGCAAGCGAGCGAAAATAACCTAAAAATAGAAACAAAGAAATATTATGGCGTTTGATATAACGACAGTAGCAGGACAAGGTACAGAGAACCTCGACACAGGTGGAGGCTCACTACCATTTATCCGCTTATTACAAGACCTAAGCCCTCAACTAAAACAACAAAAAGACGAGTACATCGAGGGTGCAAAGTCAGGCGATCTAATGTATGCGACAACGCAAAGCATTATCCCACAACCAGCAAGAATTATTCCTTGCTTTACTAAATCCATCTATACAGAATGGGTTCCACGTGCTAAAGGTGGTGGCTTCAAAGGAAATCACCCACTTACCATCGTAAATCATCCGAGTTACGAGAAGGGACGTGAAAGACAATACGACGAATGGCTTGGTGAAAACGAGCTTAAGTTCACAACTTACTGGTTTGTTCTACTAGAACTAAACGGCAAGATGGAACAAGCGGTTATCCCATTCACTTCATCACAATTACGTATATCACGTAAGCTAACTGGTGACATTAACAAATTCCGTTACGACGGTATGGATGTCACTCCACCGTTGTTTGCTCAATCATGGGAACTATCTAGTACCCTAGAAACAAGCAAGAACGGAGATGACTACTTCAACTTCAACTTCGCAGAACCGAAAGTCCTAGACTTTGAGGCTGATGAAGCAGTGTTGTCTTTAGCATCAGACACTTACAATAGTGCATCAGACACACCATTGTTACAAACAAGCGATGAGCCGGTTCTTATCGAATCCTCATCACAACCATTCTAAGTATTGATCCCTATAGCAGATTTAGCATTTAGGTTTAACGACCTATTTGTCTGCAACAGTGACGTCTACGGACAAACTCTGTTGACAGGCAAAACAAGAGACCGAGACGGAAAGACTGACTCTAGATCTTTCCTAGTAAAGTCTGCGCTAACAACTGATATATGGGAACAACATCTTAAAGGAGACAAAATCATTGGGTGTACCCCACTTGTAAACGAAGATAAAGTTCGTTGGGGTGCACTTGATGTTGATGTCTATCAAAACAGTAATACAATAGAACATATACTAGAACTTGTAACCAAGCATAAACTACCCTTTGTAGTATGCAGATCCAAGTCAGGTGGTGCTCATGTGTATATGTTCTTCTCAGAAGAAGTACCGGCTATATCTGTTATTGACAAACTCAAGTCATACTCTGCCTTCTTTGGTCAGGGTGCTTGTGAGATATATCCAAAACAACCTAAAATAGGAGACAGAAAAGATGATTCAAAGTATGGTAACTGGATTAACATGCCTTATAGCGGCAGTCCTACTCTTCAGTACGCTTTTAGCGATAGTCAAGATGCGTTAAACCCTGAAGAGTTTATAACAAAAGCTTTAGATACAATGTTATCTAAAGAAGAATTTAACAAACTAGAAATACCACAGTTAGAAACGGAACAACTACCCGAAGGACCACCGTGTTTAAATTATATATTTGAGCACAACGCTAAGCACAGCGAGTCTAGAAACATTACGTTGTCTAACGTTGCGGTGTATCTAAAGAAAGCAAACCCAACAGAATGGAAACAACTAATACATAAGTATAACAGAAAGTTTTCAGAACCCTTAGAAGATAGAGAAGTAGAAGCAATAATAAACTCGTACTCTAAAAAAGATTACAAGTATCAATGCTCAAGCCAACCATTATGTAAATACTGTGACGCACAACTGTGTGGCAAACGTAAGTTTGGTATCGGTAACGAAGAGTTCCTACCAAACAATCGTTCGCTTATACAGCTAAAGTCAGACCCACCCTTGTGGTTCTTGACTCTAGACGACTCAGAAATACAGCTAACTACAGAACAGTTCGATAGCTTTAACTTGTTTAATCAAAAAGTTATGGAACGACTTCTGTTTAAATACCCACCTATCAAACAAGAAGACTGGATTAGACAGCAGAACTTGCTACTTAAAAACTGCACACAGATAAACATACCGTTCGAGATGACTCCTGTGGGTCAGCTTGTAGAGTATGTGTCTAACTTCTGTGCTACTGCAAGTGACAATGTAAACAGTATTAAACTAGGACCTATAAAACAACACGGTTCGTTTATGTTTAGAATGGTTGACTTAAAAGACTATCTAGCACAAGTACGGTTTACAGAACTACCCGACAACAAAATACTATCTGTGTTAAAACAGCATCTAAAAGCTGACGCTGTTACGCATACAATCAAAGAACCAATAAAACTAAACGTAAGATGTTGGAGGATTAAAGAAGAAGCTCTGCAATTAGATCCTTCAATGCCAATGCCCGATATATTAAATGAACATTCCTATTGAATTTATAATGTGCCTAGCACTAATCGAATCTGCATGCAACCCTTTAGCTGTAGGTGACAACGGAGATTCTCTTGGTATGCTACAAATGCAAGAAGCTTACGTACAAGACGCTGCAGAGTACGCAAATACTGATTGGACACATAAAGACGCCTTAGATGAGGTTACAGCCATTAAGATATTTCGTGCGTATATGGCACGCTATGCTACCCCAGAACGCCTTGGACGGCCTGTCACATACCAAGACATCGCTCGTATACATAACGGAGGTCCTAACGGATATAAGAAACCATCAACAAAAGCTTATTGGAACAAGGTAATTAAAGCGCATGAGTAACACAACAATCTACGTAGCTAGTGCTGGTACAGGTAAGACTACCACACTTATGAACCTACTTACAACTACACTTGAAGAGGTAGACCCTAAGCACATATGCTTTACAACCTTTACTAAAGTAGGTGCTCAAGAAGCTATTGACCGTGCTCTAACTAAAAACCCATCATTCTCTATAAGAGACTTTGAAGGGTTTAGTACTTTACACGCTTTGTGCTACAGACGTATACCACGCAAACAAATGTTAGGCGGTCAGGACTACAAACTACTTTCAGAATTAACAGGTTATTCGGTCACCGGTGGTGCAGCCTATGGAAACGACGGACTTGTGTATAACAACAATGCCGGTGATCGAATATTATATTACAATAGTTTAGGTCGTAACCTAAAAATATCGGAAGAAGAGGTACTAAGCTTACAGATTGGTGCTAAGCTAACATCCGAACAGCTAACAGACTTTAACAAGTTTTACAAAGAATTTAAAACACAGAAAAACAAGTATGACTTTACAGACCAACTAGAACAGTTCATACAGCAAGATATAAACCCAGACTTTGACACAGTGTTTGTTGACGAGGCGCAAGACTTGTCACCACTACAGTGGGATGTTATTAACTATTTGTCTAAAGATGCTAAGCAAACATACATTGCTGGTGACGACAAACAATCAATCTTTAAGTTTGCTGGTGGCGATCCTAAGTCGCTCATCGAAAAGAAAGGTAACCGTATTGTACTAGATACATCTTACAGACTACCTAGTACTATTCTTAAATACGCTGAGAAGATAGCAGACAGGATTAAAGAGAAACAAAAATACAAAGTTAAAAGTAAAGATACTAATGGTACTGTAGAGCACATACACAGTATAGCTGACCTCGATATGTCAACTGGTACTTGGCTACTACTGTGCCGTAACAAGTCTTTGCTGTCACTGTACGAACACGAGCTAATGCGTAAAAAACAACTGTTTGTGTCTAACAGTGCTCACTCGTTGTTTAACGAAAAGCAAATAAACTATATAATACTTTGGGAACAACTACGCAGAGGCTATAAGTTTAAAGCATCAGAACTAAAAATGCTATACCACGAGTTCTTACCTACAGGTTCTGTAGTAAAGCGTGGCTCTAAGAAACTACTAGACGCTATGCCAGACAACGAAATGTTTGACAAAGAAGATTTAATTGACAACTTCGGGTTACGCAACA